TATACTTACCTTAACTGTGTATCCATTTTGTATCCAAAGTGTATACATTATAATGTATCGGGGATAAGATTTACGTTCTTCTCTTTGTAAGCCTTGTTTTCGTCGAGGTCGAGAAGGGCTAGTTCCTTTTGATACTTGCTTGGTGTGTATCTATCTTTTTGAATGAGGTTGTTAATCTTCCAGTGTTTGATAACTACGATTTCGCTCTCGGCAATCGGGATAATAAATCTCTTTGCAATGAGTATTCGTAGGTCGTCGGGGCTTGCACCAAGACTTCTTTGAATAGCCTTTGGACTATTTACAACACCGTCGTCGTCTGCGTTCATACCCAAGTGGAAGTACAATGCTTGGGCGGACAACGGCATATCTTGAAATGCGTCGCTTGATGTTATATCGTTGCTAAACATTCTTCTTTTAGCCATTATTTAATGCCTCCAATTTTCTTGCACACGTATGTTCGTATGCCAAACTCTGCTTGTATCTCGTTCTTGAACTTGTATTCGTTAGCGTATCTGTCACTTAAATGAAGTAGGAAGATGTACTTACAATTTGATAGATTGAGTTTACGCAAACCTTTAATGCACCCACGCAGACTGCAATGTGATTTGACGTTGCGGTCTAGTTGTTTGAGTTTAGTATTGACTTCAAACATTTCGGGGTCGTTGTCTGCGAGTTCTTCCTTTCGCTTGTTTAAGTTATATATCTGCGGATACACTACGGACTGGTCGTAGTTACATTCGATAAATACATAGTCGGGTTTGATGTGTGTGAGATTGCTATGCCACATCTTGTGGTCGTTAATGAAGATTGCACAATCTTTTTCGCTCTTGATAATGAAGCCCATACTACCGACAGCGTCGTGGTCTACATCGAAGCCTATTGCAAACAGCCCGTTTAAGACACGAAACTTTTGCTTTGGGTAAATTACATTACCTTCAAGGTTAAGCGTTTCTAATGTACCTTTGCTTGCGAATACGGGCACACCTAGCCTAATAAGTTCCCTTGCAGATTTGCTGTGGTCGCTGTGGTGATGTGTAATCAAACACGCTTCAATCTCACTAAACTTGATATTAACTTCTGTGAGTTTTCTATATATGGTGGATAGAGGCAAGCCACATTCGACCATAATTTTGTGTGACTTGCCCTCAATCTCGAAGTCAAGAATGAAGCAGTTGCCTTCACTACTGCTGGCTAAACACGTTGCTTTCATTCTTATCACCACCTAGAACGGAATATCGTCCTCGTTGTCAACCTTATCGTCAACCTTATCCGCACCACTATCGTCAACCTTATCGTCAACTGGTGTTTCTTTGGTATCGAAGTCCTCGATAACATCGTCGTTCAAATCTTCGTCTGTTTCGTATTCGACTTGGTCGATAACATCTCTGTCTTTACGTTCAAGGACAGACTTGTCTTGTTCCTCAAACATATTTTGAACAGCGTTGCTCACATAAGAGTTATCGTATTCTTTTGGATAATTCTTTAAGGCATTGTTCTTCATTTTACGCATAATCATTGCTTCCTTACTGCCACCGCTGGTGTAAGTAGGGTTGATATATGGTAAGAGTTCTTCGTTATCCAACATCTCGTCAACGGTCATACCACTAGCAAGGTCATTGACGTGGTCGTAGAACTTATCACGACGTTCCTTGTTGAGTTTCTTCTTGGTGTATGACTTGCCGTCCTTGCCTTTGTAATCTTCTTTGTCGAAGAACTCGTCAGCATACATAGCGTTTTGTCTAATTTGAGCAATGAGGTTAGCCTTCACGCTGTCACGTGTAGCGATTAAGTATTCCACACTGCCGTCAGTCTTTTCGACTGGATAACAAACAGCGATAACTTTGTTGTTTGCATTTTCAAGTTTTGGTTTATAAATGAATGGGGTAACTGTAATGCCATTGAATTGTGGCATTTGATATTCGTCACCTTCACGGATAAGAATGGCGTTGTGTAAGCCAGTTCCTTTTTTAAGACCGACACCATATTTACGTACGAGTTTTTCGTTGCCCGCACCTTGTGGCTTAATAGAAACAGAGTAGATAGTCTTTTCTTTCTTCTCTTTCTTGCCCGTGACTGGGTCTGTTTCTTCTGTCCATACAGTTGACTTTCTTAAATCAAAGTAGATTTCACTTGGGATAGAAGCATAGTTCAATTCAGTAAAGCCTACGTTTTGTACTTGAAGTCTTAACATAGTTGGGTCGACATCTTGCAAGTCGATGTCATTTTGTTTGCAGAACATTACAAGACCAGCGATTGCATTGATAGCACAAGTCTTACCATAAGGTGTAAAGTCTGCACCGAACTCTTGGTTAGCCTTATCGAGTTCGTTTAATAATTTAGTTTGGATATTTAAGCCACCAGTAAGGGCGACTTCTTTTGTTTCGGTTTTAACTACTTCATTCTTTGGCATAACTATTCCTCCTCAATTCCGTAGCGTTCTTTAAGCAGTGTCTTAAACTTAACAATCTCTGCTTCCTTGTTTTTAATAGCAGTCTTTGCCCAGTCGATGTTTCTTTTGAAGTATGCAATAAGGGCTTTGTCTGCTTCTTCTCTTGTTAAGAAGTAACAGTGATTGCAGTTTTCCATATCGGCTTTTCTAACCCTTTGTCGCCAGCCGTTAGCATTAACAAAGAATTGCTTTTCCGTTTCTTCTAAAACTGTGGCTTCTTTAATGTGGTAGCCGTCATAACCATTAGTGGTGAAGTACCATAACTTTTCTCTCATAAGTTATTCCTCCTCGTTCTTGATGTATCTTGGAAGTTTGCCTTTGGCAATTTTCTTCCAGCGTTTTAATACATTCTTGGAAACTGGATAGCCTTCCTTCTTGGCTTCTTCCAAGTTCTTCTTGGCGAGAGCAACGAGTGCTTCTCTTTGACTTTTATTAAGTTCAAGAGTTTTGAATTGTCTATCAAATTGTGGATAGAGCACGTGTTCACATTTCTGTAATCTCATACCGATTTTGTCTTTAACCAAGAACACGTGTTTGATTGCTTCCCACATCATACAAGACACTTGGAAACCCGTGAAACCTTCTAAATGATTGACGTATTCAAGGACGGCTCTCATAATGGCTACTGTTGCGTGAACGGCTGTGCCATAGTCGTGTACATAGTGGGCTGTTAAGTCGTGGATAAAGTCGAACAATTCGATTTCATTCTTTGGGTCGATACTAAACCACTTCTCTCTTAACTCTTTGAATGATTTATCACACTCGTCGAGTGGTATTGCTTTTGAAACTTTGTCTGCCATAGATTAGTCCTCCATTTTATTGGCGATTAAGGCACATACGATTACAATGACAATGAGCAATGCACCGATTGCGACTGGTAACCATAGTGGAAACCAAACCCAAAACCAGTTCACGTCCCAAGCACCAGTAAGTTTTAAGATTAAAAACACAATGAATGTAATGAAGCCTAATGTGCCACCACTTAATGTGACGGTGGCTGTTCTGCTATTATTGTTTTCCATATTTAATTCCCCCTTTTAGAAATTAACAACAACGGGTTTGAAGATATTATCTTCGACTTTGACACAGATAATTTGTGCGTCTGTTTTGAACTTGGTAGAGAATGTATCGGTAGAGATTTCACCGCCTTCGTCAAAGAGATAAGGAAGTTCTGTAAGACCAAGTTCTTTCTTGATTGCTTCTGCGATTGCGATACCAGTAACAATCTTTTCGCTCTTGCTACCGCTTTTCCAAATCGTGTTGGTGCTTGCGTCTTTGTCTACGTCATAGATGTATGGCTTGCAGACTGGGTCGAAACCACCGTTGAGGTTTTCTTTGATAAGTTGGAAGCGGATATTACCAAACACTTTCGCTGTGTGTTCGTTTAATAAACGTAACTTTGTGAAGGTGAATAGGTTTAAGCACTCTTTCTTTTGTTCGAGGTCAGCGAGTTCTTTATTGCGTCCTTCTCTTTGTGCTCTCACAGCGTTAAGGACTTGCATTTGTCTATCGTAATAAGCCTTGTCGTCGATAACTTTTTGGAATGGAACGATTGCTTCTTTTTCTTTGGCGATAAGTTGAGCAGTCGATGTGTTCGCTTGGCTATCTTCTTCTCTTGCTTTTCTTAATTGTTCTTCAAGGTCAGCAAGTTTCTTGCGTAAGGCTTTAAGTTCGTCACTTTCAACAAACGCACCACTATCACTAACAACCAATTTGGCTTTAAGTTCATTGATATGATTACGTCTTGTTGCGATAGCACCTTCGATGTCGGCAAGGTCTTTTTCATACACAGCAATTTGTGCGTCGATTTCTTTTAACTTCGCTTCGCAGTCTTGCATTTTTTGAGTGTTGGCTTTGCCTTCGTCAATGATGTTTTGTTCTTTGAACTTGTGACTTTCAATGAACTCTTGTCTAGCATTATCGATGTCGCTTGCTTCTAGTGGTCTATGGCAAGTTGGACATTCGGTTTGAATAAGGTTATCGACATTAGCAATCTCTGCTCTTGTCGCACGTAAGTCGTCGATAAGTTCTTGTCTATGTTTGACACAGCCGTCACGCATAGTTTCGTTATATGTTTTGGCGTTCTTCATAGATTGAAGTTCGCTATTAACGGACATCTTCTTCTCAATGTAGTCGCTAATCTCTGCGTTGACATCTGCGATTTGTTTATTAACGTCTGCGTTTGGGTCTGTCTTTGAGGCTTGGAACGCAGTGAACTCTCTTGTGTTAAGGTCGAGCACTTGTTTTTTTGTTTCGACCACTTGCTTTTCAAGGGTTTCTACGACTGCGTTTGTGCCAATACTAGATTGAAGTCTAGCAATTTCGTTTTGATGTTCCTCGATACCTTTTTGAGCCACTGCAACTTCTTCGTCGCTTGGCTTTGGTGTCTTTTCTAACATCTCGATGTTCGCATTGTCGGCAGTAATCTTTTGTTCAAGGTCTTTAATGCCGTTAGCGTATTGCTTTTTGACTTGTTCAACATTGTTGAGAGCCTTTTCCATATCTTCTTTGACTAATAAGGTAGTTGGCTCTGCGATAAAGACTTCTTCGTTAGTAACGTCACCGATTATCTTAATGATAAAGTTACGTAAGATAGTCCAGTCTTTGCTATCACCTAGATTGCCTAGATATAGAGGGTTGGTGAGCATTTGAATGACATCGACTTCACCCTTGCTATCGTTTCTAACACCGAAGTGTTCTTCTAATAAGTCATAGTAGGCTTTGGCTTTGTCTTGCTTCACGGTGTTGAAGAAGTATTCTTCATAGTGTCCGTCTAACACGACTTCGGTTGTGCCTCTTTTCTTAACCCAGTTTTCGGCATAGCGTTTTTCAATGCTAATTTCCTTGTCGTCAACTAGGAATGTACCTTTAACGGACACCACTTTCTTGGTATCTGCTAATGGCTTTAATGCTGTGAGGTCATTGCTTCCGTCTAATAAGTAGTTACTGAACAAGAAGTAAATGGCTTCGAGTGTATTCGTTTTGCCAATGCGATTTTCACCGACAATCTTGGCGTTCTTGCCACCGAACACGTATACTTCGTGGTCGATGTTGCGGTAATTAGTAAGTTCTAATTCAAGTAATCTAATTTGTTTCATTGTTTTCGTCCTCGTCTTTTGCTGGGTGTTCTTTTAACCAGCGTCTTGCTTTGCATTTAAGTTTGTTTGGCACTGTTGAGTGCTTGGCTATGAGTATGTACATTGTGCGTTTCTTGGTTAGTTCGTCCGCTTTCGACCAAGCCTCTACCATTCCCTTTGGGTACATCTGTGGGTGGGTATAAATGAACTTGTCTAGTGCTTCTAAACTTTCCTTCTTCAAACACTCTGTGAGTTCACACTCGTAAGCGTTAATGTCTTTCATAGAGTTCCTCCAATCGGTAAAGTTCTTTGCGTTGATTATCTGTAATCTTTCCTTCTTCACGAAGTTTGAGAAGCCTATCGTACTTCTGTCTTTCACGCACGGCTCTATGCTGTTCAAGTAACCTCTTGTGTTCTTCACTTTGGAACTCGGCTTTTAACTTGCCATAGTCCTCTAATCGATAGTCCTTGTACTTGCCGTCGTTACCTTGATAGACAATACGAATGTATCCTTCTTCCTTCTTATAGAAGTAATCGAACAATATCTTTTCAGTAAGTAGATGTCGGGTAAGGCTTTTGAAGTCTGTCACTAGATTGATGTAGTGCACGTATCCGTCACCCACTATCTCAAACGGAATGTCCACAACCATTGCGGGGATATTCTCGCCACGAGCGTTTGTGAAGCCGTTAGTAATAATCTTCTTTTGATGTGTCCTAACGCTTTTGATTTCGCCTTTGGCTACCTTCTCTTGAAGCAATCGATAGTAGACTAATTCGCTGTCGTTATAGAGTTCGACAATCTCGTCTTGGCTTATGCCATTCTTCTTGCAGTAGGCTATCGCACTTGGTTTACCTTTATAGACATTGCCTTCGTCGTGGAAGATGTTTTCTCTAACTAGGTAAATACGTTTAGCCATTAGCGTACCTCCATTGATAGCCACCAGCAGTCTTGCTTCTATGTGCTAATGCGTTAGAGATACCAGTGTTAATGATGTTAGTTTTCTTTTGGGCTTCCTTGATACTTGTGTATCTAGCCACCTCAACATCGCCTTTGTATTGGATAACGGCTTTGCGGTAGCCGTGTGTCCATAAGCCCGTTCTAATTGCGTGTTGTTGATTTTCTTGGTATGTATTCCATTCCAAGTTCTCAATGCGGTTGTCGGCTTTAATGCCGTTGATGTGATTAACTGTTGGTTTGCCTTGTGGGTTTGGGATAAATGCTTCGGCAACTAATCGATGTACTAGATAGTTTTGTTTTCCAGTAACTTGATTGCCGAGTATCACCATTAAGTAGCCTCTCTTGGTTGTTTGGGTTTTAAGAACTCTACTCTTGTAGAAGCATTGAACTGGTTTGTTCCTAATGTTCTTGATGTGAATAGTGTCTAAACTTCTAACCCTTCCAAGATTGGAAACTTGATATAGCCCTTGCAGACCACATACGTCTTTCCAAACTTCTTTCATATTTTTGACCTCGTTTCTTTTGGCAGTGTTATTCCCCCGTTAGACTAGGGCTAGTGTTATCGCCTCACTAGGCTGTATTTGAAGTGAGAGGTAATAGGCAATGCGTCAGCCTTGTTCGTCACTTAATACCTATGTTTGTGTTCGAGCAAACCTTATGTTGACGTGCTAGGGGTAACCTCGAACTGGGTAATCGGTCACAGTGGTAAATGGTTTTTTAGGATATTTGGCAAAAAAGAGAATTACTTATTCACACTTCGTGGCGTGACCCATTCCGTTCTTTCAGCAATAGTTATGTATCTACTTGTTTCGCAACATAACTTTCACGTTCTATGTCGGTGTTCATATAGGCTAGAACACTATCTCTTGTGACCCCGTGATTGTTGAAGCGGACAGAGCCGTTCAACTTTTCTTTGCAGACCTTAATGATTTCGTACGCTTTACTTTTCTTTACATCGCAATAACGCATTACGTCCTTGTAGTCCCACACGGGTTTTAACAATAATTCTTGTCTGTTAATAATCGCCATTTGGCAACCTCACTCGTAATAAAAAAGACAACCTAATACTTCTTCCCTACCGAAAAAGTTGATTAGTTGTCTAATCTCGACAGCAGTAAACTCACCGCCATTTTGCAAACGTCTATATAGGGACGACCTAGAAATGCCTAAATACTTTGCGACATCTTCTTTACTTACACCCCTCTTTGATAGCATTGCTTCAAATAGTTTTAAGTTGAACATTATGTGTACCTCCGTTTAGGTTTTGTTGCCTTTCGCAACTTCACATATAGACTATCACTTTTCTAAACAAATGCAACAAAAATGTCACACAATGAGAAAATTAGTTGCCAAACGAATATTGATATTTATAATAAATATAGGCAAAAAAGAGGTTTTATTTATGGGTAATGATGTAGGAAAACTTATTCACGAAAGACGAAAAGAACTAGGCATTACATTAGAAAAGATTGGCAACGCTTGCGGTGTTAATAAGTCCACAGTTATGCGTTGGGAAAACGGCAGAGCCAAAGATATTAAACGCTCACACATAGAGATATTATCTAGGCTTCTTTATCTACCAATCGAAGCACTACTTGGTCTTGATGTTCCAGTTGAAATTGAGGACGCAGAACTTGTCTTATTAAAGAAGGACATCTTCAAACGCATTGAAACACTTAAAGACATTAAGAAGTTAGAGAACTTAAAGAAATACATCGAGGTCTTTTGCTAATGCACAAGGGTATATACAAAGCCAAGAACGGCACGTGGTACATACATACAACATACAAGGGCAAATCAATTACTATTCGTGGTTTCTATTCCAAGAAGGACGCAGACGAAAACTACGACCAAGCCATAGACAAGTGGAAGCGGACACACATAGACACCACTAGCACTGGCGAGTATGAACAAGCCCTTAACGAGTATTATTCTTTTCGTGAACGCCAAATCACAAAGCAAAGTGTAGAAAAAATACGGACACACTTCCGCACCTACTGGAATAAAATCTTTTGCCACCAACCAATCAAGAACATCTTTGTTGTTCAGCGATTAAAGATACTTTATGACAATGTAATCAACAACCAAGAACTCAATGATAGAAAGAAGTATAATGTCGTGAGATGTTTTCTTGACTTTGCTAACTACTGCTATCTCACAAAGCACATCAGTGAGGATATGTTTAAGGAAGTCAAAGTTATATTTCAACCGCTTAAAGAGAACAAGCAAGTGCAGACAAACAAGAGATATATCCAGCAATCGCACGTAAACGCACTCGTGAGCGTGATTGATAGCCACGACGATAAAACATTCAGCCTTGCAATTTCCGTTCTTTATCTTGGCGGTTTGCGTATCAGCGAACTACTCGGTCTTACATATCAAGACATTGATATACAGAACAATAGAATAAATATAAGACGACAACTGCTTACTACTGGCGAGATAACCACCACTCTTAAAACAAAAAACAGTTATCGAAGCGTTCCTATTAGTTCAAACTTTTTGAACAAATTAGAGCAAATCATTCATAATCGACTAAAAAATATAGTTATTAGTTCAAACACTCTTGAACAAATACGTGTCTTTGAATACTCACACACCGATTTCAAACGCAAATTAAAACGCTATGAAGAACTGGCTGGTATTCCTACATATAGTTGCCACGAGTTCCGTCATAGTTTCTGTACCAATCTCGCAAGCAAGTGTACAAACATAAGCGATGTGGTCTATTGCAGTAAGATAGCGGGTCACACTACTTCACTGTTTCTTAATACATATTGCAAGGCACTGGACGACGAACTTGAAAGAAAGTTTTTTCTCACTTAATGCCCAGCGAGCATTGATAAAAAATAAAACCCTAGATAAATCTAGGGTTATTTTTACGTGGTCGAGAAGATGGGCTTACAACTTCTGCTTCTAATATCATAGATATTGTTGCAGTTTTGTAGCATTTTCACACATATTATTTTATAATATGGCTTCTAATTTTTCCACACTTTTCCACGTGAGATTAGTTTTTAATGCTCACACTAACAGTTATTCGTCGTCAACCCAACTGAATGTTCCCTCAATGTTTTTGAGTGATTGAGTTTTGGTTGCGTCATAGCCACTGATAGCCTTTAAGAAGTTTGTGAACTTGGTAGCCAACTCGCTATTCAAAGCAATATCGGTCATATCACCGCCACAATGGTTGTGTAAGGTATCCATTTCGGCTTTGTAGTCGATAGGATAGAAGATTTCGTTGCCCATTGGGACACCATTGAAGCCTTCACCTTCCCACATCATTGAGCCAAAGTCGTCAACCTTGACATTTTCAGCAAACGGTGTGCCTTCTTCGGTGGTTTCTTCTTCAAGTTCATAGTTGATTGTTTTGCCAGTTATCCAAGTTAAGAATTGGCTTGCTGATGTTCCAGTGAATTGTGCTTTTGAAATGTTAATAATAACCATTGTTGGTCTAATATCAAGAGCATTAAAGTTGCTATCAACACCAGTAATTTGATTACCTTGTAGCCAGTGTCCACCGTCAATGTTATTTTGGTTATTATAACCTTGCTTGGCTGGTGGCAACGCTAATGTGATAGTAAATCTAATATGGGTTTCGTTTTCACTGTTGAATGAACAAACTTCGTCACCAGTAAATGTATATTTATTCACTAATCTATGGATAGTTCCGTTTGGCTCTTTGTAGTCACGGACACTACCAGCACTTCTCAACACCTCATTACCAGTGTCGATTTCGCTTAACACTTCGTATGGGTAGTATTGGTCGTAGCCACTTTCACCCTCGTAGTAGCGGGAAATGGTGATATTGTGTAAATAACTTGTTCCATAACTACTATCTAATCTAAACAAGATATAGGCACAGTTTGCTGGTGTTGTGAATGTAGTTTTGTTTAGCCAACCGTCAAAGCCAATGTAATTGCCATTAACGTCATAATAATAGATTTTTGCAATACCTATTGTTGATTGAACTGCTCTGCAAAAATAATATGTAGTGTTTGGGCTAACCTTTATATTGTTTTTACTTCTAACTATTGTTGAGGAACTTTCTTTTGCACCAGTGCTATCATTGATAGTTCCTAACTCAACTTGTTCGTCCCATACATTTCTACCAATGGTCTTTAACTTTGTCGCATTACTGTTGACGAGTGTGCCAGCGTTGTAAGCGAGTGAGCCTTGATAGTAATTGAAGAACGCTTCGGGGTGTGCAAGTAAGTATGCTGGGATATTATCGTTGCTACCAAACATTTGGGTAAGGTCAACGAGTTTTAATTTGAATGTGTAATTACCAGTCACGCCAGCAGTGAAGTATAACTTGATGTAATCAGTTCCATTAGCGGTAAAGATATTACCAAATGAACTGTTATAAGTATATGCTGTGCCACTTGCAAAACCACAAATATAGAAGTTAGCGTTCATTGGTTTATCAACGAAGAACAAATACTTGTGACCCGCAGTTAACTTATTAGAATTAACTAATAACCAGTCGTATGCTTCGGTGTTGTTTGCAACGAATGACAATGTCACATCGGTTGCCGAGCCACTAACTGTCATTGTTAAGTTGTGGTCGCTTCTATTACTAATGGTGAAATTAAAGACTTGGTTAATCGTCTTACTGTTGCCTTGCTTGTTTTTCATTAAAGCGAGAGAGCCAGTATCGACTTGTGTTTCACCATTACCACAGCCAGTGCCTTGATTGATAAATGGAATGGTTTGAGTTGTGCCACTATCTTCACTATAAGGTGTGAGATTGTCAGCGGTTTCACTCTTACCAGCCTTGACATCGCCACGCTCAATATCGTCTTTGAGTGCTTCGACATCTTCTTTTAAGGCAAGGTTTTGTGGGTCGCCTTGTGCGTGTGTGTATGTGCCGTCCAAGAACTCTTTAAGGTCGATTGTGTATCTAATGAAGTATGGTTGTTCGACTTGTGGGACTTGTTGTGGGTCGGTCACAAATTGAAGTGTGCCATAGTTATCAACGAGGACTTGTTCAGTCCAACCTTGATTTTCGGTGAGTTCTTGTTCTTCGGCTAGTTCAAAGACGAGATAGACACCAGACATAGCAGACTTAAAATCACTAGCAGATGTATAACTTGTATCTCTAACATTGATTGAATAATCGCTAGTTATGCAAATTGTTTTATCTTCCGTTGTAGAAACCCATTGAGCGTTTGGAACTACATTAGTATATTTAGCACATAAAATATTTGCTTTTCGACTATTTACACCCGCTTTGCCTCCACTTCCTCTAATAGAGCCATTAAACAAAGTTTGCGAGCCACCACCAGTAATAGCAGACCAATTCAAACTACCTAAATCAACGATACCAACCCTACGCTTACCACCACCTTGTGCATAAGCGATGTCTTTGATTTCACCACCGTTGGCATAGTCGGGAACACTTCTTAATTCGATGTTTGGTAATGTGACTTCTTGGGCTGAATAGGCATAGTATTTGTCGTAATCTTCACCGTCCTCGAAGTAGATTGAGATTGTGATGTCGTGTTTGTAGGTGTTACCGTAACTTCCAGCAATATCAATATGAATAAATGAACAGTTGTTTGGTGTAACAAACTTGTTATTGTTGTCATTAACATTGAAAGAACTAATAAAATTGCCATTAGCGTCATAGAAGATAACCCAGCCAACGCCATTATGCCAATAGTATTCTTGATTAGGAATAACTGGAATAAAGTTTTTTGAGCAAATACGAGTATCGTTTTCAACATATTCACCGTTGCTTGTATTGTAAAGACCAGTTTTCCATTCTTCGTCCCATTGTTGACGACCACGAGAGATTAACTTTGCAACTTTGGCTGATAAGATTTCACCAGCGTTGTAAGCGTAGTAGTCAAGTGGATATTTGGCTTTGAACTCGGCAACTGTTGTTGGCTCATTACCAGCACCGAACATAGCGGTAAGGTCAAAGGCTTGAACTTTAATTTCAGCGTCACCAACTTGCCCATTGACTGTATTACAACCAACATCAATACTGTTGAAGTTTGCGGTTGCTTCCCATATCACGTTATGCCCTTCACCAACATTTCTTTTATTGTTGGTGGCTGTTACAACTGTATTTCCGTCCCAAATATAAAAACTAAAACCAAAAGCATTATCGACATTTTTGCTAATGTTTAATGATAGAAAATATTTATGACCTTTAATACCTTCTAAATTAGATGTTACCCCAATGCTGAATGTAGTTGAAACACTTGGTGTCCCAGCAAAAGTCATTTTCCCATTCGCTAAAACATAATCAACATTAGCATTTTGACCGCTTTTGCTGTTTATTACAAGTTGATTAAACTTCTCACTCTTGCCTTCCATATACTCGAAGTTTTCAATGCCAGTTTTAATTTCGGCTTCGCCACCAGTGATACCCATTGTGGTTGGTGGGCAAGAGGCTTCGGGGTCGTCGATTTGTCTATCGCTGTTGATGTTGTCAGCACTACCAACGGATAGTCTTGGCTCGTAGCCAATCTTCTTTGCGTAGGTTTCGTTAATGATATTACCCTCACCGTCACGGACAGCACTTTCGACTTGGATAGGTCTATTGCTATGTCCCTTGTCACTAATGTAAGAGTAAATAACTTCGCCCGCTGTGACTTCGGTAATAGTTAATAAGTCACTTGTGTATTCATAGAGTTGTTGCCAGCCGTTAGACCAAGCATAGAGATAACCATTGTCTAAAACGACATAGAGGTTGCCGTCATTTTGTGCTGGTAAATCGCTTGTGCTTTGAACAACGACTGGTGTTGCTGAAACATTTACGACTTCGGCAATAGGATATGTAGAGCCGTTCTTTGTAAGAGAAATAACAAAGCCACCGCTGACATTGATGTCATTGTAATTGACTTTTGTATTTCCTAATGTGACGATGTTGCCTTCCGCTGTTGTCACTCTTAAAGCAAGAGCGTCAAAGTCGGCTTGGGAAACAAGACCACTAATTAAGCCCGCTACTGGAATAGTAATTGTAGAGCCGTTTTGAAGCACTAAAATAATGCTTTGTGTAGCACTATCATAACTACCGCTAACAACCACGCTTTCGAGTGGTAAGTCAACTGTTTGTGTAGCAAGGACATTACCATTAGCGTCTTTTAATTTCGCTGTCAAAACATAGGTGCTTGGGTCAACAGTTAATTCGATTGTCTTGCCAAAAGCGTCCACATATTGTTTAGATGTAGCGTCCTCGTTAGCACTTGGTGTTAATGGGACAGCCATTTGACCGCTTGTTTGTTTTCTACGAGCGACGTTGCCGTCCTTACCTTCGACATTATCAACTGGTAATGTGGTTTGATTGCCACTGCCGTCTGTGCCATAGACTTTGTCTGCACTATCGGTCTTTGTGACTTTGTTTGCGATGTTGACTTTTTTGTTAGCGTCAATAGGTAAATCTTGACCGTCAACTTGCACGCCTTCAAGGACGTTTACTTGGGCGTGTTCCGCAATACTGTTGAGTTTGTTTAATAAAGCGTCAGTAAAGTCATTGGTGGATAAACCCTTGCCAGCAATCTTATCAACCTTTGTGCTGGTTGGAATGTTGGCTTGAAGTTGTGCTAATGCTTCGCCTTCTTCATTGAATAATGTAATAGTGAGAACATCATTAGTGTAGTCTAGGTCGAAGTCACTAACGCTACCAACTTTTAATTCGTCGATTTGGTTTTGTAATGATTGTAAGATGTTTGGATAAAGATGTTTTGCACCTTCACTTGTGTCAATAGTATCGCCTAAAACGATAGTAACGATTGAAGATTGTGCAACTTTGCTTTCCTCGCTTTGACCTTCTCTAAACTCTAATTGAATGTTAATCTTTTTACATTGAGTTGAGATTTTGCCCATAGTCCATTTGACTACAAGAGCATTACCTTCAACGCTGATGTTTTCACTATCAATTAAGATTTCGTCAACATAAGACTTATCTTCACTCTCGACTTTTAGATAGACGAGATAGTCTTTGTATTGGACAAAGTGGGAATAGATATGCACGTCGTCAACGTCGTTATTGTTCACTACTGAAAAGCAATACTTACTAACTAATTTGTTTCTAAAATCAACAATGAACATTATATCTTTCCTCCGTATTGATTTTTATTCTGTTATTCGTGTGCTGGAATGTCGCCTTTGTCGGTTGAGTTGTATTCCCAAACGCCTTCAACGCAATCGTAAGACACGGTTTCGACTGTGGTTGCGTCGTCATAAGTTAAGCAGATACCTTTACCTTCTTCTTTGTAAGACACGTGATAAGAATGTTTTTGGTCGCCAGTTTTCTTTGCAACGATGTCACCGCATTTTAATTCGTCAAGAATGTCACCGCTAATGTTTTCGATGTCCTCGACTTCAAATCTCTTTGGCATTTTTTCTACCTCCGTTTCTAAACTTTCGATACCCTTACTATCTTCGGGTAACATTGGGACTGTGTTATTGTTTTTTGGCATAATAACTATTCCTCCTTCTTTTTCTTTGGTGAAGCCTTTTTAGGTGCTTCTTCCTTCTTTTCTTCTACTGGCTGTTCGCCTTCGATTTTAATGCCACCCTTATCTTCGGGAAGCATAGGCATTTTTTGATTGCTTGCCATAATAATTCCTCCTTATTTGGCGTTAATCTTTTTAGATAAATCAATGATGTGTTCAATAAACTTTTTTATGTTGAGGAACAGTTCAGCAAGTTTGTACTTTTCTTTGACCGCCTCAATAACATAAGTAAGTTTTTCTTTGCCAGTGAGTTCTAGTTTCTCGGCTTCGCACATCTTTTCCTCGATAAACTTTTTCATATCGCCACGAACTAACGCAACGACAAGACCGATAATACCGCTGAATACAGCAATGCCAAGAAACACTAGCGTAATGATTGTTTCAACATTCATAACTAATCGTCTTTGCTGGACTTATCTTTTTCTTCGAGAAGCACAATTCTTGTTTCGTGTTTGGTAAGCCACTTCTCGTGATTATCCACACGGTTATTAAGATTGTTGGTGTTCTTCTCTATGTTGACTAGCATAGTTTCCATACGCACAAGCCTTGCTTCGGCTTCTTTTTCTTCTTTGGTTTCTTCTTTGGTCTGCTTCTTTCGGTTGCCCAAATAAGTCATAATGCCAATGAATGTGCCAACGATTGTAAGTGCGATTGGTAATGAAATACTTAATGAAGAAATGTCCATTGAGCCTCCTCCTTTCCCTAAAAATAAAAGGTGTCAAGCGACACCCGTTTGTGTTTATTAAAGTTCCCTATTGAACTTTATTTCACTTTTATGATAACTCATTTAGAGTTTCAATGCAAAAATTATATTTGCTATCAGTGATACCTTTATCGTGAGTTCTTTGAATGGCGGTTAATTGTGCGTCGGTCAAATCATACTTGCCGTACTTATAAATGTATACCGCTGTCAAGATGTGATACCACTTCTTATTATCACGAGGAAGCCACGTTGTGTACTTCTTTAAGAGTTCAATGTATTGCTTCTTTGTTTCTTCTTCAAAGATGTCGAACTCGTCAAGGTGTAGGTTGTCACCTTCAATTAACTTCATATAGTGATATGAATAGCAACCAAGAAAAACCCTAGCGTGACCGACATAGTCATAGTGGACGTTTATTTCTTCGTTAAGTTGTCTTGTACGTCTTGCTTCGTCACATTCTTCTTTACTTTCATAAAACCAAACTTCGTCGATGTCACGAGTATTGGTGAGAAGTAATGACGAGCCAGTTAAATATCTTGCTTTTAACATTACAAATCAGCCTCCCAAATAATAACCCAGTTGCTACCTTGTGTATATCCGTCACTTCCATATCCTTCTTGGTATGGATATAAATATGAGAAGTAACACTCAACAGTATCAAACAAACTTCCCCAGTATTTTTCTTCTGCACTGTTATAAAGTTCGTCTGCGTTGCTGTTATCCAACGTAATACTTGAATTGGCTGGAATTGTAAAAGTTAAAGTACCAGCACTATATGAAATACCAAGCGTAACGGCAACGCTGTTTTGATTTTGAATTGTGATAGAGAAGTTACCGTTACCGTCATAAGTATTGTTTGTAATGATTGGGTCTTTCATAGCAACATAAATTGTAGTTGTTTGCTGTGCTACAACAGTTGGGGCACTTGCCATTTTAGTAACGGCATAACAGTCTTGCGTTAATGTTCCGTTTATCATTCTGCCCCTTTCGGCTTGCATTGGTCTATTATCACTATCAGCCCATACAGTCTTATCGCCATTTGCTTGAATGGTATACGTTTGAACTGTTCCAGTAGATATATGTATTTCAATAGTGACAGCGTAACTGTTTGGGTTATGAATACTAACAATATCAAAGTCGTCGTCACCATAATTGTTAATAGTAACTGGTTGAATAGTTGCTTTGCTTATTACTCTACCAGTAAGTTTGCCGTTGAAGCCACCGTTAAAAGTAATTGTGTATTCTTCAACAACGGTAAAGTAACTATTGCCGTCTTTATCAACAATCACAATCTTATCAAAGAGTTCAATACGAGGGTCAATACGGAAGTCACATTCAATATAGTTTTGATATGGCAACCACGCCCTTAAATAATCACTACAAGGTGTGATATAATTTGCATTGACTAATGGGTTATCAACACTGAAATCTTCTGTATCGCTACCGCTGTTAATAGTGTATTCTTTTTGTTCAGCAGTGGTTTCCATTGCCCAAATATAAACTTCCATACGAGAAGGGGCGGATAATGGTAATGCCCACCACCTAGCAACATAGCCGTCTAATCTTGCACCAGTAAATAAAGAGTTAGGTGAAAAAGACCCAGCCTTTGTGCTATATGTAATTTTGTAATATAGTTCATTGAATTGCTTATCCCAACTTCGTGATTGAATACTTGTAAAAACCTCATTATAAGTATGAGCCTTAATTGGGTCGCCTTGTCCGTCAGTAGGTTGAACATTTGTATATTGGGTAACAATTAAATTACCAATTTTCTTACTGGTTTTTAGTTCGGGGAACTGATATGAGTTATTTGGGTTAATAACATAGTCCGTCATATCAGTTGTATCGGGCGTTATATTTTTGAAACCAATATCACTAACACTACCAGTTGGATAACTAGCGTCTTGATAAATATGCCAGCCACTCTTTTTTATTACAAGCGTTCTGCCACAAGCAATACCCAAAAGTTGTAACGCTTCAATTTTTGAGCATTGGCCTAAACTCATACCAAGAAGGACACCTTCTAAATGTTGAATGTCTGTATATGCTGAATACTGGACTGGCAAAAGAGCATTATAAGGATAACCAGTTATTAGACCTATTAAAACTCTTGGGTCAACATTACCGCCATTGCTACCTTTTTTATATGATTGTTCAAACGCTTCACCGCTAATCGGTCTTAATACAAACTTATCTACAAGACCGTTTGCTGGAATTGTAACTTCGGTTACTTTGAAATAGTCAGCCTCGACATATTCCCACGTGCCATTGATTAAAAAGCCAAAATAAAGAATGGCATTATATCCTTTTTCAACATCGTCGTGATTGCCTTTAATAAGTTCCAAGTTAATGGTTTTAGAAGGAACATTAACATTGTCAACCTTGCCACTTACTTTATAGTTAAAAGACGAGATGTTATCTTTGTTTACTGTGGCTACTGGGTCACCACTAACATAACCACCAGCATAGAACTCAATCTTAACATCGGCTTCGGGTCTTAACTGTAAGCCTTGTAAATCTTTCCAACTTTGTGATACTGGTAGCATAACTATTCACCATACATCTTGCCAGTGTCAATTAAATTAAGAGATACATCTGTATAGCCGATTGGCTTACCATTGCTATCTAATTTAAGGTGAGCAAAAGCAACCTTTCTATCGTTTGGATAAAAGACTTTGCAAGGGTTGATACCACTCTTATTTGTTGGTGGGTTTTGTGCCAAATTGTTTGGGTTGACTGTGCCATAGAAGTCGCCTTTAATTACGTCAAAGAAACTAACTGCATTAAAGAACGCACCATTATAAAGAGGCTCGAATAACTGTGCTAACGCTGTGTATTGAGCAAGTGTTAAGAAGTTCCACTTTAATTCAATTTTGGCAACATCACTTTTAATGACATCACCAATGACTTGACCTTGTGTGTTTCTCGCACTATTGACAAGAGTAGAAGCAGAGCCGTTGTAATCGCTTGGGGTTGGTAAAGCCACCCACAAACTTGTGTGTGCATTGTATACATATACCAAAGCCCTAGTAGCCATACTTGTAACCTCCGTTGATACCTTCGTATCCAGCCTTTGCGTTTTGTTTATTTACTGCCTTCGCAATTTCTTTACCGTCGATTTGGATAGAGATAGTTCTGCTTTCGCCACCGCTATCTCTCATTGCTTGTAAGACTGCGAGGTAGATACCTTGTGTGATTTGTTCGTTATTAGCAACAGCGGTTTGACCGTTAGAGAATTGACCGACTAATTCGTTATGGTTAGCAAGGAATAAGCCGTCCTCTGGGAAACCACCGCTTGCGTATGCACTACCTTGACTGTTACCCCAGCGGTTAATTAAACCTAATAGTTCACTACCACCGCCCGATAAGATACCAAGTAAAACTCTTTTCCAAACTGGTTGCTTGTCTAGGTTAGCACCAAGACCATTAGCAATAAACTCTAATAGTGGCTCGATTGCTTTAAGAACATTACAGATAATAGTTAAAACACCACTACCAATAGTGTTAAGAGTTTTAATCACAGTGGATACAACATTCATAATTACGTGTAAGAGATTGGTAATCAATCTTAAAATAGGTGATAACACACTAAATATAATGTTGACTAAATCTGTAAGAACATCGGCTAATTGACCGATAAAGTCGAACACGATTATGAGGCTGTCGTTAAAGAAGTTTAGCAAGTCATTGAATAAATGAATGATAACTTCGATTATTGGGAACAACTTTTCAAGGATAGTACCAATCAAGTTGAAAACCTTACCAAGCATTGTGATAAGTGAAGCGATTGAATTATTGACGCTTTCAGCCGTCTTTCCAATGATAAGGTTAATTATACCTATGATTACGTTAATCACTGGCATTAAGCCGTTTAGAAGCGTTCCTATGGCTTCTAGCACTGGACGCAATGTTTGAACAACATATTTGATTGTGTCAATGAGCGGTGCAAGTATTTCTTTTAACTTGCCAAACGCTTCACCAAAAGCATTAGTAACATTCTCTGTTTGCTTATATTCAAACCCGCCACTGCTTTGTTCGGGACTTAATACGTTAAGTTCGTCGATACCAAGTGACTGGGTCTTTTTTGCTTCCTTGTTGTATTCTTCCAATTCATAAGTGGCTTGGGCTACTTGGCTTTGTCCACTCATTGAAGAAAACATCTCTGCGAAAGTGTTACCTAAATCACCAACAAGTTTCATTACCATTTCAAGAATAGGTGTAACGATTTGGATAAGTGGGGATAACATCGCACCAAGACTGTTCTTAATGTATGTGAACGCACTTGTTAATCTTGACAAACTATCTTGCATACCAGCGTCAAACGAAGCAATGTTCGTGATACCTTCTGTTAATGCCTTATATAGTTCTTGAATTATCTTACGGATAATTCTATATTTCATAATGTTCTTGAACTGGTTAGCAATCTTCTTTAAGCCACTAGCACCCTTCTTTGCACCTTTGTCTAGGTTGTTCATAGACTTTTGTAATTTGTCTACGATACCTTTGACAGCGTCGGCAGAATAGCCCATACTCTTTAAGCCTTGTTCAAGGCGTTTGATTTCGTCTGCATTGAACTCATTGGTTTCATAGTTAATGGCTTTCATAATGTCCGCCACTTGTCTACCATTAAAGCCCATTGCAGAGAATGGGTTGACTACTTCTTCTGCCTCTGTTTTGAGGCTATTCATAACATTGACTAATCTCTCACCTTCAACACCAAGACTTTCTAATAATTGTCTTGTGGCTGTTAATTGGTCGGCATTAAAAATGTCGCTCGAAAAGTCTTTGTTAAGAGCGTCAAAGATTGCTTGTATTTGTTTGCCGTTAAGTCCAATCGCTTCTAGTTGACCGACGAAGGAACTCTCGTGTTCCATATCGTCTTGAAGTTGCTGGACGGCTTTATCGAAGTCAACAACAACTTTATTGGCTTCTTGATATTCTTTAATTAAATCGTCGAATTGAGTTGTTACTGGTGAGAAATCAATGCTCTTGATGTCGTTCATTTGAGTAAAGATGTCCGTGCCCATTGGGTAGGAACTCTCTAACTCAACGCCTTTACCTTTACTCTTACCAGCAACGTCTTTCGCTGACTGCTTGCTTAAAGCCTTAAAGGCACTTACAACGTCTTGCAAGCCTTTTGATACATTAGAAAAATCTATCTTTGCAATGCTTTGTAAAAGCCCTCTTACCTCTGTGACCTTTTTGGTATCGAGTTCTTTTGAAGTTTTGTCTAGGCTTTTGAGGCTGGCTGAAAGTTGCTTGATAGAAGAATTGGCTTGCTTGCTATCAGCATTGATTGTGATAGATAATGTGCCGTAGTTTCCGTCTGCCATATTACTTTTTGCCAACCTCCTTATTAGCCTTTGACATTAAGTAGTTCACAAAGCGGTCATACTTATCACGCTCTTGTTCCTCACGTTCTTCCTCCGTGATTGGAATAGGCTGTTTGAGATATGGTTTCGCTCTGTGGTCTTTACTAAATGGGTTGATTAGTGGTGTTAAAGCACCTATCGCTTGATAGATGTACATACCTTGCAACCACATTTCATTATTCCTCTTACGTTGTTTAACTCTCTCTGCCTTGACAAACAAGTTGATTAAGGCTGGGTCGTCGTGCCAATATTGGTCGTACGTCATACCAATCGAGAAAGCGTATGTGAACAACTCGTCGAGGTATTCGAGTGGGCTAATCGTTTCTGCGGTTACGCTTCCACTTTCGCCCACTTCAAGTTTTTTCTGTCTTGTTCTAATGCGAGTAAGACATCTTGCACCATTCCGTGTAAGGCTTCGGCAAACTCATTGATGTCGTTGCCCATAGCCATAACCCAACCGAAGATTTGTTCGTCTGTTGGTAATTCATTTTTGTGGTGCTTGACAAGACCGCTTTTGATTAAAGCAACAACCTTGTCAACGTCGTCGCCAACGTCTTGAACTTTCAAGAACTCTTTGACGCTTGCTCTATCGAACTCGATAGTATAAGTTTTATCATAGAATGATAATGTAATTTGTTTTCTAGCCATTTCTAGAAACCTCCCTTTTGAGAATACCTACTTATTAGGATACTTGTGTGAATGTGATTTCACTCTTTGGTTTAACAACGATAACCATTTCGAGTGCGTCGCCAACACCAGCACCGCTTAACTTGACAGCGATTTCGGCTTTTGTCATTGAGAACTTGCCGTTAGCACCAGTTTCGTCACTAGCACCACTGCAAAGTAAGATGTCGACTGCTTTTTGTGTTGAGCCAATACCGTTTAATGTATTGAACTTCGCTTCGTCATAGTTCGCTGTGAACTCTAAATCGTCAGCATAGTTCTTTAAGCCGTCGATGTATTCGTGGTATTCGTCACATAAGTCTGTGACTTCGACTTGGTCGGGGTTGCCGTGTGGGTCGATGTCGGGGAAGGACTTAATACAATAGACGACGCTATCGATTTTAAGTTTGACATATTGAGATGTGAGTGCCATATATGCTACCTCCTATATACAACTTCACTCTTTGAAACAATACCTCTATATCGAATGATAATGCGGTAAGTTGTTTCGTCATTACTTTGCAGAACATTTTTGGTTATTCTCACAAAGTTCTTTTGTTTGAACACATCGTCAACGACATTAGCAATGCCGTCGGCTGTGCTTTTCTTGTTTGGTTTTTGAGTGTAGATATTAACTTCGTAATGCTTTTCAGCGTGGTTTTCGATGTCACAACTATCACTCGTACTCTCGTAGACTGCGTCCTCGATTTCCTCCAAACTAACAAACGGATAACTGCTTGGTTGATTGGTATAAACGCTATCGGTTTTAATCTTATCGTTATACAAATTGAGGGCAGTAACTAACAATGTATATAACTCGTTAAAGATATTTATCATTTAAGTTTCCCTCCTATCAATCTACGCATAGCCATACCCACTGCACGATACAAGGCTCTCGCTGGGCGATTGCCGTGTGTAATCATAATTGGGTCACCGTTTGCATTATATTTAATGAGATGTGCGTTTTCGCTCTCTCTGCCAGTTTGGCTTTTGTAAAACCACAAGTCGTCTTTGCCTCTGCCTTGCCCGTATTCACCGATGTCGAGAATACCGCTCGGTCTTGGCTCGATGTTAGGCATAACACCTTGATACAATCTTGTTTCGATTTCGCCAGTCTTGCGATAGAAGTAAGCACCAGCACCAAACTCTATAAATAGAACTTGGTTTCCAGTACATTTAATCTCACGAGAATACACGTGTCTTGCACTAGGTACTAGCGGGGTCGCTCTAACAAAAACGAATGGGTCGTCTGCGGGGACTTCGTCATAGAACTTATCATAGCCGTCTTGTGCTTGCTTTGAAGCGTAGTCAACTACTTTGTTCAACGTATCCTTCGCTACATTGTCAACAATCGTTTCCAACTGTTTGGCAATGGCATTGATGTCACCACTAATTTTTATTTGCATTTTGTCCCACCTTCACAATGGCGATAAGAACTTCGTTAATCGTTGTGGCTATGCGTTTAACACGATAGTCATATAACGGTACGCCATTCTCATACGCTGGTTGTACGTCGATAAAGAACACTGTGTTCTCTGTGATACCATAATCGGCAACTTCTTTTTTAGTGAGTAGAATGATTTTGTCATAGGCAATATCAGTTCCAAACACTTCAATCATTGAACTTCCTTTTGCACCACTCACGTGGGCTTTAATCTGTTTGCTTGGGGTATACTTAACTTTCTTTTCGCCAGTTAAGAAGCCCTTGCTGTCTAACAAATCTTCTGTGCCTAGATAGTTTAAGAAACTAATAGGCTGTTTGTTTCGTTCTAGGTTTCTCATTTTGGAATACCCGCTTTACGTGGGATAGAGGCAAGGAACTTTTCTTTGCTTTGGTACTTGCGGTTGACACCGTTTTCGTTATGGCTTTCCTCGCCTTCCGCCCCCCGTTGATTGAATAAGATTAAGGCTAGTTCAATTTGCTTTGTGTCGTATCTTTTTTCAAGTTCGACTGCTTCGTGCCCGAATGGGTAGATGTGGTTTAACAATTCTTCTTTTGCAAGGTCAAGATAAACCATAAGCGTATCGTCGTCCTCGCTGTCCAATCCGCCCATAATCTTCATATAATTGAGTTTTTCTTCGATAGTCATACGGTTTATCTTTCTCCCTACTTATCGTTTAATTCCTAATTGGAAATTAGGATAATGTGATTTTTGCGTGAGCAAATGGAATGAGTTTGAGGTCAATGGCTGTACCGCCAGCGTCTTTAACTAATTCCCAGTTTGTAGCAGTCGCTAATTGTACTTCTGTTGGGGAAACAATAGCGTCGCTACCTTTCCAAGAAACACCGTGAGGTGCTAAAACGTATCTCATACGAGAAATGAGGCTGTCGACACCACCAGCGGTGAAAGCGTCACGTGCCATTTCGTATGGGGTTTTGACTAAACCGTCGCCATATTCCCAAGAACGAGCACCGAAGGAATAAATGTTGTGTGTACCGACTTTGGCGTTTGTACCACAAGCGTCGTCGATAATGACTAACTTATTGCCCCAGTAAGCGATTTCGTTGGAAACTCTTTCAAGACCGTTTTCGTCGTTGTATTTAGCGTATTGTAAGAGTTTGAGGTTGGCTAATGCCATAGCGACGTAACTGTCCATAAAGACAACGTCGAACTCACCTTCTGCCATATCACCACACGCTTGGGTGATTGCTTTATTTAATTCAGTGCCGTCGATGTCACTTGTTGAAGCAAGTGTTCTCGCTCTTAACACACCGTTTGTACCGTCGAATAAAGCGGATAAGACGGACATCGCAGAGGCTTTGATGTTTTTATCACGAGCCATAGCGACTTGGTATGCTTGACTGTCGAGTTCGCTCTTACCAGCAATGGATAAGACGAAGTCTTTTTCTTTCCAAGCATTAACTCTACCGATAACGATAACTGTTTGAGAATAGTTCTTGACGTTATTTGGAACGATGTCGGTTGAGCCGTCGTAGTTTTGGGCTGTGCCACCTAATTCACCACTGATTAAGATTGTGGCTTTGTTACCACCACCTTCACGTGGGAAGGCTTCCATTAAACTACGGTTGACGTTTCTTCTTAAATAAGGAACGACTTTAACATTTGTTGTTGATTTTAAGTTTTCAATGGCTCTTGCAAACACTTCACCATTGAACTTTACTGTGCTATCGAAAATTGATGGCATAATTCTTTCCTCCTAATAGGTTACTTTTTGTCACTATTAGCAAGTTCGTTGTATAAAGTTGGGTTTTCTTGTTGAAGTTTAGTAAGTTCTTCTAAACCCATTTTATCGAATTGCTCTTTCGTGATAGGTTTAGGGTCGCCACCTTGTTGAGGTGTTGGTGATTGCTTTAACAATTCTGCTTTCATTTTTTCATTTTGAGCAGTAATGAATTGCTTGCGGTATTCAACAGTTGATTTGCCGTCTAATTCGGCTTCGGCTACTTTTCTCGCTAAATCAGCGTCGTAACCTAAACTGATGTACTCTGTGATTTTGTCATTAAGAGCAAGTTTACGAGCATACTCTTGATTTTTCTTTTCAAGTTCTGCGTAGTGAAGTTTTGTCTTTTCTTCTTCCGTCAACTTCTCTTGTTCTTTGCGTTTATATTCAGCAATCTCACCATTGCGAGCCGAGAGCAAATCTTTATGCTTCTTCAAATCGGCAGATGTTTCGCTTTGTTTCTTGCTGATAAGTTCTAACGCCTTTTCGTCGTCAACACTATCTTCTTCAATGACGATACCTAATTTGGCTAATTGTTCTTTTGTCATACCTTTCTATGACCTCCTTGCGTTTGTAGAGTTCCCTCTCTGTGTTTGCGATTTACGTTTTCCCTAACGGTTTTATTTGAGATAAAGTGTGATTTACGTCACACTAATCTAATAACCTTATTCTTCGATTGGACTTTTAATTAAGGCAGTCCTTTTAATTTCGACGACCACGAAGTTCTCACGTTCCTTCTTAATCTCACATTGATTACCACGATTGATAATTTCGCAAATCGTCTTTAAGTGGTCGATTGTGATGTCACTCACCTTCATTTTTGCCATTTGGGTCGACCTCCTTCTTTGGTTGTGGTTGCGGTTGAGGCAACTTGGCTTGCTGTTCCTCGTAATACTTCTTGCTTTCGTCATACGCACTTTCGGGGTCTTGGAATAGACCACAAGTAACGAAGGCTAAACGAGGTGCAATCTTGTTGTTTTTGAGCATTGTATCGAGTATCTGTGCCTTTTGATAGGTGTTCTCGTAGTTCCTACGTGTGAACTTGATTTCTAAATCACTCAATACTAATTTGCTTCTGCCTTCCGCTAGTGTTCTTGTGAATGATAGAGCGATTTTGAGGAATTGTTTTTCACTACCTTTGAACATAAGTTCAACATCTTGTGTTCTCGCTTCCGCTTCACTCCAACCATTACGCATAATAACGGCAGTTCCAGTGTCACCGCTACCAGTCGCTGTTCTGTTTGGCATACCAGCAATGCGGTAGACAATATCTAACAAGTCGTCTTTAAGTTTTTGGACTTGTTCTTGGTTAAGTTCTTGTGTCAAGTATTCTACGTTGGCTTTGAGTTCGCCAGTGTCGCTAATAGTGACAGCACCAAGTTCAATCAATTTAGTCAAATCGTCTTTTTCCAAATCAACATTCTTGAAAACAAGTAATGCTTGGATAAATTGTTCAACACCGTCGACACGGTTTGATTGGACTTTGTTAATGGCTTCAAGCAATGGGATAACAGTTTCAAATGCACCCATTCTTTCTTCATTATATGGATACTCAATGAGTGGAATATCACCCATTGTGTGTGGCTTTCTGTCAATGATTTGTAAGTTGGTGTAATCGAACTTCCAAAACATATCTTTCGAGTACGCTTGCAAGACTGTGTACTCTTTATCACCGTCTTTGCGGGTGTAAATTACAACACCAAGAAGCGGTTTTTCACCAATGCCAGTGGAATAAACCACGAAGGCTAATCTTGGTTTGATTGTGAAGATGTTGAATGGACTTTCGTCACCACCATAGACGTAGTTCTTATTTGGAAGAACTAATCTGTACGCAGTACCGCAGACCGCTTGGTCGTTGGCAATCTTTTTATCCTTTGCTTCCTTGCCTTCAATCTCTAAATAGTCATTGAAAGCGTTGAGGCTGGCGTTATCGACTGCGTCTTTACGTGCAACGTATTGAATTGGCTTTTCTAATAAGTAGCCAGTCTTAAACTGGACAATAGAATAAGCGTGGTTTTCGACAATCTTGTTATTGATTTCGGGTCTAATCTTTTTCTCACGGAATAAAATTGGTTGGATACCTTTGTAGTATGCGAAAAGATAATCAATTTGACTTACGTTTTCTGTATAAATTGAATAACTAGTAGTAAGTATTTCTGCTAGGTTTGTTTCGTCGACATAGTCGTAAGGTGTAAAGATTTTCTTTCTTCCGTGTAATTGTATTGACATAAAAAGAGTATTCCTCACTCTAATTATTAAATAAATCAACCACTGTTGTTTTATAATAAAATGTCCGTTATGCGTAACGGACATTAGAATATACGTTGGAATATCTTAATCGATGTCTTTTGAACAACCTCGTTCACCATATCTATGATACCCGCCAGTGCGTCGGGTACGTCGTCGTGCCTATTCTTACCACGAATTGTGAAGGCACACAAGTTTTCCATAGCCTTAACATAGTCTACGTTCCGCTTGCCTTCTTCCAAGAAATAGATGTCCCTAATCGAAGGGGCGTGTTCAAATATCTTGGTTTCCTTCGTGATTTGGTTAGAAGCATACGATGTCAATAAATTGATTTTGATGTTTTTCTCTTTTAACGCACGCTCAATGTCGTCCTTGTAGCCTTCGCCACCGTTGTTCTTTTCAAACTTAACACTTGACAAACCGTGTTTCATTATCATATCGACCACTCTTGGTTGCGTTATCTTCTTGTTCCCGCTATCGCATATAAAGTCCACGCAGAACAAATCTTTATCATATTGATATATCACGGGCATTGCTGTATAGTCGCCTCCGCCCCAGCCTACGTCAACGTATGCAAACTTACGGGTAGGCTCGCCTTCGGGTAGCACGCCATTAAAATACATCAGTTGTGAAGGGTTGAAAAGCATACCTTCACGCTCGATTGGCTTGCCTTGAAACACTGCGTACCAAGTAGCCATATCGTCGTTCTTCTCAAATGAAGCACGTCTTTGCTTGTAATACTCTGTTGAGAAGCCAACACCATATAAATAGTCGAAGTTACTTTGGTCGTTATCGTCAAGGGCTGGAATGACAATGTTGCGTCTGCGGACGTTGCCTTCGTTTTCCTCCAACATAATACCGATTGGGTCATTGATAGACCAACGAGTGCCTATCCAAAACTTCTTTGCTCGTTCCTTCGCACGTGTTAATAAGTCACTGCTAACTTTAAGCCACTTTGAACGTAAGCGGGCTAGGTTGAGGGCTTCTTCAATACCTTCGACCAAGTCGTCACCAAGCAACAAACCATTACAGTCACAAGCACCATTCAAAGCACTATCGATTGAACGTGCAGTAAATGAGTGATAACGCTTTTTCCTACCAGTATCGAGGTAGGTATCTTTTGCGTTGCACATCGTTGATTTGTTGAATTGTACATTTGGGAATATCTTTGTCCAGTTATAGGTGTAATCGTCGCCTAAAAGCGTCGCAACACCGTCATAGAAGGCTTGTGTGACCTTGCCACCGTGAGAAGAATACAAGTTCGACTTATCACTAGCGTAGCCAAGCACCCAAGAAACAACAAAAACAGCCAGCGTTGTCTTACCAACACGAGGTGGCATAGACAAGAACAATTCGTCAATGACATCGTTAATCATTAAATCTTCTAACGCTTGAATAACCCCGTGTTTAATGAGCGTATTCCTACGTGGCAGATAGAATTGTTCCTCGACTGGTCTGTTATACTCTAATGCTTGAAAGTAACTATCCAATGAATAAGGACTTTCAAGGACTAGAACGTCAAAAATCTTATAATAGATTTCCTCTTTGTGAGTGTTTGTTTCGTTTTGAATGAACTGACCTAATAACTTCTTTAATTCCTTACATAAATGTAAACCTTCCTTTACATTGCCTTCGTCTATTGTATTTTTACATACGTAAAAAAGGTCATTTATTGTATGTAGGTTATTTCCGCTTTCCTTTTTTGCGATTTTTACGATGTCGTAGAATAGGTTGTTCACTCAAAAAGACCTCCAAGACGAAACATTGAAAGCCCTTTTGCCCACAGACATCGCCCGATTGCGTGCCTATATATTATTATAACACGATTACTTTAAGATTGGCTCGTGCTGACCCTCTACCCACTCGTTGCTCTTGCCGTATTTGTAGTAGCCTCGATAGGTATTCTCGTTCTTAATGATGTAAAACACTTGCGTTGCAGACCAAAGATTGCCCATTTTAGTGAACAGATTTTGCTCATTGAGTTTATCCGCCACTTCTTTATAGGACATTCCTTGTGAACGGTAATCAAAGATTAAACGGACGACATACGCTTCCTTCTCGTCAATCTCTAATCGCCCAGTTACAACCTTATACCCGAATGGCGGGTGTCCGCCCGCATATCCGCCTAACTTTGCTTTAACAGCACGTCCCCCGCTTGTACGCAATGCGATATTATTACGTTCTTGCTCGGCACTGAAAAGAATAAACGACTTGATAATGCCCTTATAATTGTCGGGAACATCGGGGAAGCCGTCATTCACAGATACCAATTTCACACCTTTTTTCAACAACAACCATTCATAATAGAAATACATTTCTATTTTTCTAGCAATTCTATCGCTCTTATACACGATAACCGCTTCGTATGGCGGGTTGCTGACTTGCGGGTCACATAAAATGCGTCCAAGACCGATACGATTTTCCTCGACCCCACTGACGCTATCTTTAACCCAATCTATAATTATATAATCGTTTGCCGACGCATACTCGCTTATAGCCTTTTTCTGTGCCTCGACACCGAACTTTTCGTCTTGTTCCTTTGTTGAAACTCTTAAATACCCGATTGCATTTTTCATAGTTCATTCGTCCCCTTTGACAATACCATTCTACCATTAAACTAATCACCGTCAAGTTTTTTATGAGAACGACCCATTTTCGGTACGTTTTTGGCAAGCAGATTTTTGTCCGTTTTGTCGCCCAACTGACCTTTGTCCTTTTTAGTTTGCGGGTGGAAGGAGGGCTAACCCCGCACCGCCCGCCAGTGCCTTAACAAGGGGTAACCCCCCAAAGATTAACGGGCTTTATTTTGTCTATTTATGCAAGCATATTTTTATACTAATTTTGATTATTTTAACGGGGTTTATTTTGTTTATTTTTAACACGTCACACGCTACCCGCTACACGTCACCCGCTACGCATTATGTACAAGCACGAGAAGCCACCGAGAACAGCCCCACCAAACACCGCAGAACACCACCACCGACAGCCACCACCCCACCGCACGCACACGAGGCGAGCACGACACGCCCCGCCACCTTCCACGACAGCCCGACAACGCCCACGCAATAAACCCCCGCAACATATACGCCCGCCATAATACGCCCGCCATATATTTATATTTACTAATTACACCCCCGACAACATAACCAAACGAGGCAACGAGAACAGCCACCAAAGAACACAGCCCGCCCCGATGTTAAGCCACTAACACGCCCGCACGTTAATATATACACTTAAAACAAGCCCAAAACACCCCCAAACAGCCACGCAGAGCCACGAACACAAGCACGCCCGCATATTTACACCAACCCAAAAAGAACACAGCCCAAACAGCACCACCCAAAAACCCACCCCGACGACATCGCAAAACATAAAAAAGCGGGGGGCGTTTTTTTATAATATACGCTTGCATATTTTTTTATTATTTGCGGGGGCGTTTTTTATTATATTTTTTTCTTTATTCAATCATTAAATTAAACAGCAAAACAATTTTATAATAAAATATGCTTGCATATAAATATAATACGTGTATAATTAAGGTAGTTAGTAAGACAGCGTTAAGCCACTAACCGCCATAGTAAACGCCACCCAAAGCGACAAGCGGGCGACGAGTGAAACGGCAACCAACGCACCCACCCAAGCGGGGCGGGGGGCTAGTAACCTAGAACACCCCCCACGACGTAAAGCGAGAGCCACCCCGTCAAAATGTTCTTTGATAACTTAATACTTGCTACGTGTGACGACGTGAGCGAACACGCCCGACAAAATAAGGGTTACAATACAAGCGACGAACGCAACCACGAGCAACAGCAAAACAATTATTTTTAAGTTTTGAGCGTTAATATATACGAGATAAAAAAAGCCGTTAATTATAGCCTCTTTTTTTTACTATTCAAAAAGACAATAAAAGCGAGGTTATAAAAATATGAAACAATCTTTTTTAAGCAGTAAGCAAATAGAACTTTTACAAGACGAGTTATACAAAAATTGTGATATGTACGAAGCATATATAAATGATTATAAAAGCGACGTAAAACAATATCGCAGATTATTAAAACACGCCCGCAACGAAGCGGAAAAAAGCGAGATTTTAGCGAACATCGACGAACTAAAAAACAAAATCAAAAAAGAGCAAAAACATCTTAAAAAATTAGAGGAAGCAACCGCCCAATTATACAATTTTTATTATTAAATAATGAGGCGAGAACAGCCCCCAAAATATACAGCATTAAGAGGCTATAATTAAGGCTTTTTTTATTGAGTGCGTGACAATATAAAGACGAGAGCAGACAACCGCCCAAAAAGTAAACGGGCGGGCTTAATACGTTTACAACGCTTTATTTTTTAAGCGTTAATTATAAATAATTAAAATATGAAAAAATGCGGGCTATTTTGTCACCGCAAAACAACCGACAAAACCGACAAACGAAGCAAAAAAAGCCTAATTTTAGGCTTAAAAAATTAAAAAAAGTTAGTTTTTAGGGCTTTTCTAGTGGTAACTACAAGCCAAGAAGCACAAAAAAAGCCCACCACAAACCGCAACAAAATCATAAAAAACGGGCTATTTTAAGCACCGCAACCGCCCAAAAATAGCCCAAAAAACGAGGCAAAAAATACGTCCATAGGGGTATTTTGCACTTTTTTATTATACCAATTTAGGGGGCTTTTGAATATGAAAAAATACGTAATTTTAGGGGCTTTATGGCGTGACGAGCCAAACGGCAACACATACCACAATACAAAAATACTAGACACAGACACGGGGGCGACTTACTACACGGGTTATAAATACGGCTACGGCAACGCCTACGCCTACGACGCAAAAGAGTACATCGAAAACGTGTTAAAACAAAATAATTATTTTGTTTATGATTTAGGGGCTTTTAGGCTTAATAAATTAAAAGTAAAACAAGGCAATTTTTAGGGGGTGACAATATGACAAACGAGGCAAAAAACGAGATTAAAAAACTAATTGCAGACATACACCAATACGAGCACGAAAACGAGCACAACGCCCGTTGTGTTACGTTATGCAATGAGGCGTTAAAACTTGCGGGCGATTTGCTAAACGGCAAAGATACAACCCGCTATTTATTAAAAATCACAACCCACACGGGCAAAATGCAAGGCATTAAATCATTAAGCACTTACAAACTAGTTTGTAATACTTGTTTAGGGCTTAAAGACAACCCCGCCACAATTTGCCACAAATGTTATGTAGACAAAACTTTGTCTATATATAGACAAATGACACCCGCTTTGATTTACAATACTTTATTATTAAAGTATACCAAACTAACGAGCCGACAAATACCCGTTATAAATGACTTGTCATTTAGATTTGAGAGTTTTAGCGACTTGCAAAACGCCCAACACCTAGAAAACTTATACGCAATAGCACGCAAAAACCCGTATACACGCTTTGCGTTATGGACAAAAAATATAAAACTTATCCAAAGCCAAAAAACCCCCAAAAACGTCAATTTGATTATATCCAGCCCAATACTAAACGAGTGCTTGCCTATGGCAAATACAATTATAAGAGCCATACAAGAAAAAACTACTTGTAAACAAGTAAAAGTTTTCACGGTGTATGACGCAGAACACATCGAACAAGCGGGGCAAAATTGCCAAAAGCATTGTTTAGAATGTCAAAAGTGTTATTCAAAGAATAACAAAGAGCAATTTATTAACGAGTTATTAAAATAAAAACGAGGTAACCGACTATGACAAACGAAAAAATTATTAACTTTTTTGATAATTACAAAAAAGGCACTTACACAAGATTAACAAAAGCCACCACCAAAAACGGCTTTACAAAAGTGACAAAAATGGTGTGTCGCTTTGTAAATTATTACAACATCGCAAGCGTTAAGGCGAAGGGCACAACACCAAAGCCAGCACGTGAGTACGAAGAAACAATTATCCCGCACGTGTTAAAAATCAATCACAACACCAACAACACGCTTTTACAAGTGTATGTAACCAACCACCACAAAGCACATACAACATATTATTACAACGATGTTGTAATTACAGAGGCGGAATACTACGCTGGCATAGGCGAGAAAAAGAGAGAGTACGCACCAACCCCGCTTTATAGTTTTAAGGCGGACGAGGTGGTAAGTTTAGGGGCTTACTAATATGAAGCGAGATAGAATAGGCAAAACCATAGAGGCAGTTAAAAGCCTCTATGGTAACAACGAAAAAACCAAGATACAAGCAATTTACAAAGACACAAATGATAACGACTATGTCGTATTTTTTAGTACACGACGTTTGAATAGTTATTCAAAAAAGATGTCCACCTTCACCGAGTACGTGACTATGGACAACCGCTATAAATGGGGCTTGCGTGTAGGCTACTTTTGTACACCACGTGAGGAAATGAAACACCTAGAAAAAGCGGGGCACTACGTGAGGATATACTAATATGAAACAAAACAAAAACTTATTCGCTAATGCGATAGACAAAAAAGCCTTAAAGAAGGCAATGCAAAACCCAAAGAGCCGTAAAGAGATAACGGCAATTTTAGCAAAAGTGAGGTACTAAAATATGTATTTTAATACAGAGCAGTTAATTGACGCTTTAAGCGGTAAAAATAAATCATTCATTAAGAGGGTGGCAAAGCACCAAGAAGAACGCTACGGCAACGTGGACGTGTTTAGTGCGTTAATTTGCCCGACAGCGAGCACGTGGCGAGGCACGAGCACAAAAGTAAGTATGCAGTTTGGTGAAAACTGGATAGACTTTTTTATCGACGACAAGGGCGATGTCGTAGACACATACGGCAACGGACAAGGGCACAAATATCACGCCAATTTAGAAGCGTGTGCAAAAGAACTACTTAAAAAGTACGACTTTAAGGGGGCAAGATAATGAATAAAGTTTACTTTAATTTATTCCACAACAAAGCGATTGTTATAAATGAACAATCAAAAACCTATTCACTAATCAAAGCCAGCGAGGTGAAAAATCAAACTGGCTTTTCTTACATCGCAAGTATGGCGAGATTATTCGAGATTAAAAACAGCCTATTTAAGCGAGGTTTTCAAAGAGTATGACAATTTATATTTGGAACGGCAAAAAGTGGCGTAGGCTGGCGTTTAGCACGGAAGCGAGGGCGTTAGCGTACATTAAACGCCACAACATCGACGAGTACGACGACGAGTTTGGATACAGACACATAAAAATAGGAGGCTAGAACTATGGCAAAAGTTAATTTAGCAAAAGCATTATGCAAAAGTAAAAAGTGTATCGGCTTTGCTTATCAAACAAGCAAGGGACATTATGACATTCAAAACGACAATGATTTAGGGCTTGACCTTGAAGGCATTGACGGCAAACAAACATACAACAAGAAGGTGTACGTAGGCAACGGGTACTATTACTACGTTATGCGTGGGCTATGGGGCAAGACCCACACCGAAGTGACTTTAAGTATGGCGACAATCTTATTAAAAGAATGTCACCCGCATTTATTCACCTTAACACCAAGAGAACAAGCAAGAGCAAAAAAGTATTGGGGGCAATTTTAATATGATTAGTTTAACTTGTTACAAGATTATTTTAGAAACACTAGACTGGCAAAAACTTAACTGGCTTGACGCATACGTCAATGAAAAGACCGACTACTACACCGAAGTAAAAGAGTGGCTTAACGTAGGCGAAAGTATGGCTACTAAACTAGAAGTTAAATACTTTAAGAGCGAAGAAGTAGCACGTGAGTTTTTACGTGTTGTCTTTGCGTACTACGGCAAGAGCCTAGACAATATCAAAATCACATACAGCGAGGTAAAAGACAATGACTAAAAAGCAAAGCAATTTACAAAAGATTAGGACAGACATTAACGCAGAGATTGAGAAGCACGAACTGCCACTAGCAACAATCAATTCACTTAAAGAGTGTTTATATTCTTTAAGATACGGAACAATCTTTATCACCTTCAAAAGCGAGGTGGCGAAGTGGTTTGAAAAGTACGACTTTATCTATGTCAAAATGAAAGACCAAATTAACTACGTCATAGGATATGACAAGAGGTTAGGATAATGACGTACGAACAAGCAAAAGACCGCTACTTTAACGAACTTAAAGAAGCAAATGATTGTTTAACAATCGAAGAACTAATCGCACGTTTAGGGCGTACGACAATTAGATGTGGCTGGGTGGACTTTGTCGACAGCCTAGTTAAGAATGGCGACGTGAAGGAAAGCGTCGCATACAAATGGGGGCAAGTGTTATGAAAGAACAACGAACTTATTATCAAATCTTTGCCGACAGCGTGTACGGCAGTGACATCGTAGAAAAAGACACGCTTAATGAAGCACGCAAGGTTGCCGACGAATGGGCAAAGACCAGCAAGTGCAAAATAGTGGTACTAAAAGTAACCGAACAAATTGTATTGGAGGTAAGTAACAATGAGTGAAGGTTTTAAGACAATCAAAATGGACAAGAGAATGGCAATGCGATTATTAAATAATGGCGGTTGCCGTGTCCAATTAAGAACTAACTTTGGTGAGTACAAGGTTGGTTATGAAGGTATTAAGTACAGCGGTAGCAAGACACTGGTGTACATACCACAATTAGCAAAGCACGTAGAGGTGCAAGAAATCAAATCAATCGAGTTTGAAAACCGCTTTGGTTGCGTCAGTTTTATGGAGGTGGACTGGAATGATTGAAGTTAAGTTTATAACAAACATTCAATATGTCGGTGGCGAGATTGAAACCGACGAAGAAATCACAGAACAATACGACACCGAAGAAGAAGCCAAACGTGAGGCACGCAAGAATAAGTACGGCACACGTGGGCAGTACGTTGAAGTGTACGTTAATGGCAAGTGGTTTAGGGACTACGAGAGGTAAGCATTATGAGAGTAGAACATTCATATCAATGCGACACAATCTATTGTAACTCACGTGATACTGCATACGTTGACGGGTTGCCAATCGAAATGGTAGCCCGTTATGCACGTAACGGACGCAAATATGTGTGGCTTTATCCGTCGCAAAAAAAGGTTGACGACTTGATTTATAAGTACGGAAGCGAACAAATCGCAGACGGCACAATCAAAGACGACAACGGCAAATGGATAGAAGTTAATTGTTTATGGCTAAATATGTAGGAGGAAAAGAACTATGGCTGAACTAACAAGACCACAAATCAAAAAGCAATTAAAAGAACTTTGGGACAAGGGTGAACTTGGTAAACTTCAAAGTGCAATCGACACCGCTATCGAAACAATGGATAGCCTTATCAATGACATCGAAACTGAATGTGATAACATCGAGCCTTATGAAGGCAAAGACGAACTCACAGAGAAACAACAAGAACGCTATGACTGGTTGGATAATTTACTTGACGACCTTAATAATCTCAAAGACGACCTTGAAACTTGGCAAGGTGATATGGGTGGGCACTGGGACAACACCTACGAAAGGGAATAGATATGACACTCAAAGACTTTATCAATGACTATTTATTAACACAACACATTTACATTCAAACAAAAGAAAACTTTTGCAAGGCGAAGCCACGTATTTACTTGGACATTCCGTACAACGAAAGAAAAGAACTAGACAAGCGTAGCATTATATCCGTCGACGCTATGGTTGATGTGAGCGAGCCTTCCACATTCACTGGTGCAATCGATGTAAGACCAGTGATTTGTATCCTATTGGATAGAGGTGAACAAAATGATTGACGTTAGCAATTCACTTTACAAAGCAAGACACGGCTTTGCCCCACGTGGTTTAGGACACTGGGGCTTCTTTATTAAAATCAAAGACAGCAAGTTGACCGAACTTGAATGTCCGTTTGAGCACTACTACTGCGACGACGAGAAGGCGTGCATTATGTGGGCAAAAGAAGTTATGACCTTGACCGAAGCCAAGAAGCAAATAGTTGATTGGTTAAAATCAAAGGGCTACAACAAGGGCACAATCTACGTTGCGGACTAGGAGGACACTATGAAGCAAGTAACAAACATTCACCCAGTGCGTAGCGTTTATGTTATCCACGTGATTAACAACGACTTATCAATGAAGGACATATATTGCCACTCGCAAGATATGTTAAACAAAAGAGTGACCGAGTTGTGTGACGACAAAAGCGTCCACGACTTTACAATATGGCAAAAGATAGACTTCGACTTGGAGGAAAAGTAATATGAGAAGAAAGTTTATTTACACAATTCAATCACACGGCAAGAAGTACATTGTCACAAGACAACAATTCGTTGACCGATTAGCAAGCGAAGTTGGCGACGTTGAAGTTGTCGCTGGCTGGTGTGGTATCTCTACCGCTAATTATGGTAAGGCAGAGAACTTAACTAGAAAAATGCAACAACCAAACTGCGGTGGTTACATCTATCCTAGCATTTCATTCCGTATCTTTGACGAAGCACACTGGGAACGTCACCCAGCGGAATGGAAAAAAGACTACGTCGTACTTGAAGGCGACGTACATCGCTTATAGAGGTATCACTATGGCACAATTCCCAATTAACAGATACAGATACATAGGCAGAGGCGGTGTGAGGTACGAGGTGTTTGCCCGTACCCCCACCTTCGCAGACAATCTCATTGCAAGATTGAACAAGATAAGCGATTATAAATTAAGACGTAAAATCTTTTTCTTCGCTACTAAAATGGTAACCGACACCCCACCTTATGAAGTGGAACTCGAACAAGAAAACGAAATGAATAGATTGGAGGAAGAATATGGCAAGAACAAAGCAAGCAACAAGCCGAACTAGAAACGAAATCTCTAACGCTTGGAACAAAGAACACTTGAAGGCTTACACAGTTAAGTTTAATCTCGATACACAACGTGATGTTATCGAACATTTAGAAACTAAATCTAATAAGACTGCTTACATTGCAGACCTAATTAGAAAAGACTTGATTGCGGAAGGCAAAACGCCATACGTTAAGTTGACCGTCCAAGAACTAGCCAAGCAAATGGGTGACAGTGACAAGGTTGTTTTACTTTTTAGCGACGGCAGTAAACTTATCACGGATAAGGCACGTGTGATTAACGACAACAGAGTTGTTAATTGCTACGAAAGAAAAGAACTTATCGACCACATCGAGTGGATAATTGAAGTGAGGTATTCATAATGACACGCATTGACGAAGCGGGACAAATGTTACAAAGAAACTTCTCTAAACTTGGTTTAGAAACAGAGTACGTTAAGGGTGTTGAACACGTTATGGGCGACACTCTTTATTTTAATCTCGTGGATATGTCCCAATATAACGAGAACTTTATTAAAGACTGCATTGAAAAGAACGCAGTTGCTTGCCACTTGGATATGCAATTCGGTAAGACCAAAGAAGCACACTTCAAAGTTGAGGTGTTATATAACAAGTGCAAGGTGTTATCACTCACCAGTTGTTTGTATGGTGTTGACTTCAAATCAATCGCAGTTGGCAAAGACACAGACAACAACATAGTTAATATCGATTTTGATAAGACACCGCACATCTTAATTGCTGGTACTACTGGTGCTGGTAAATCGGTATTGCTTAAAACAATGTTAGCCAGTATCTACTGCTACTACTACAAGGCTGGTAACTCACGTTTTAGAACAGCCAGTTTTTTAATCATTGACCCGAAGGGAACAGAGTTTAATAACTGGAAGAACGTGGTTGGTGCTGGCGGATACATCGATAGCACAAGCGAAGCCATAGCCACTCTTAAAAAGGTGGAAGCAATTATGGACAGCCGATACAAGAACATCGACAAAGTTGATAACGACTTGTTTGTTATCATTGACGAGTTGGCAGACTTGATGTTGACATCTCGCTTCGAGGTTGAGGAAAGCATTGTCCGTATCGCACAGAAGGGTAGAGCGTGTGGCATACATCTAATCGTAGCAACACAAAGACCAACGGTTGATGTCGTTAGCGGTTTGATTAAAGCCAATATGCCTTGCCGTTTAGCATTAAAGACAGCGGGCATTAGAGATAGCATTGTTATCCTAGACCACAAGGGTGCAGAAACACTACAAGGAAATGGTGATTGCATTTATAAGAACGGCTTGGAAGAAAAGCACTTCAAAGTTGCTTATCCCGAACAAGAACTTATCAATAGAATTGTTACGAGGTAGTTATGGTTTGTATTAGTATCACTTATGAATACACAAAGAATGGTGTGAAGTGGGAAGGGCAAACACTTGTCGACGCACTTAACATTAAATCAGCAAAGAACAAACTTGCACGAAAGCATAAAGTTAAAGTGGAAGATATTAACGTCATTGAATATCACATCGTTGGTTATTACTAATTTGTCTAAAAAAGGTAGGGCTTCGGCTCTACCTCTTTTTTTATGCCTTCAAACTAGAAGGGTATGTCGTCCTCACTATCGGGTGGGTTGTCTGCTTCCTTGACCTCTACGGGTTTCTTTTCTTCGGGTTGAGTATAATCTATCTCGTGAGGTTGAACGTCCACTATCTCGGCTCTTTTGCCGTACTTCATAGCAATCTCTGCGTTGCTAGGTTTCTTTTCTTCCACGTGCTTGATTTCTACTTCGTCCTTATATCCGTAGTTGTTCTTCATATTGAACAGCCCAGCGACAGCGTTTGTCTTATTATCTTTGAGTGCAGTTTCGTCAAAGATTTCAATGAGAGAGAAACATTCCAAGATAATGTCTGCGGTTTGAATAGATATTTCACCACGCACCCACTTGATAAGAGTGTTTCTATTTGTGCCTAGTGCACTGGCTAGACCAGCGATACTAGGTTTCATTCCGTCTGCTTCACAGATGTCGATGTATTCTTGACACGCTCTGCTCACACCTACGCTGTCCTCAATGTTAGGAACTTTAATTGCTTTAAGTTTTTTGATGTGAGCAAAGACGCTTCTGTTCCAGTCTTTACGCAGTTCTTCTTCCTTCTGCATTAAGAGTTGTTTTTCTTCGGGCTTCATATAATCACCTCGCTTCACAATAAGGTTTAGGGAAATACTTTTCTAGTTCTTCGACGCTGGTGATATGACCTAAACCAAGAGCGTCTAAATCAACGCAAGTAGTTAATAATAAGTTTTCGTCATACTCTACAAACAGATGTTTGTTTGGTGTCTTTAATGCCTTAACTACTGGAAGATTATTGACATCTAATTTCTCACCTTTGGTTTGAATAACAATGAAGGAAAACTTTTTATCACAAGGTGTAGTAATTATCTCTTTCATATCACACCTCGATGTAGCACCACGATTGAGGTGCTCTCACTAGATTAAACTCGCTTAAACTCTTTGGTGTGTTGAAGATTTCAACCTTTTGAATGTGGACAGCACGCCCGTTCTTACCACCTAAATAAACATCTAGTTCATAATCTTGTAGGCAACTCTCTTTGAGCAAGGCTTTTTCTTCGGGGCAACTTTCGGTAAACCATTCCTTCTCGCCTAAATCGAACTCAATTTCTTCCACTCTATCGCACCAAAATCTAGCGATAACTTTGCCACGATACTTTTCGTGTTTGCTAAATGATGTAATGAACTCTAACTTGCCACCGACGTAGGCGTTAGTTAAGTAGCCGTGTTCTGTGTCTTTTGTGTTATAGATGTACACCCAGCCGACATAATCTAGCGGAAACATTTTTCTAATTTCCCACCACTTGATGTAGTTGAGAATGTTTTTGTTGTGTCTTGGTTTAATACTCGCCATTACCGCTATCATTCTATGTACCTCCCAGTAGCACAATCGAACTTGACAGAGAAGTAATCGTTGAACTCAATCTTAATTGTTCTTAATTCTCTACCGTCAGTTCCAGCCACTAATTTTTCCAAACAATCAATGTTCATAGCAAGGAACAAGCCAGCGTTTTCTTCGCCAAGCATACCGTCCAGTTGTTTTAACATTCTTTTATAGGCTAGTTTCTGCCTCAAACTTCTTTTATTTTTCGCCATTGATACCCAGCCTCCCTTCGATGTCTGCAATGCTTGTGACGATTACGTTATCTAATTTGAACGCACCATTATCTAATGCGTAGAAAGTGTGGACTTTGCCGTCTATCCAAAAGTTAATAAATGTTGAGTAGTCCACGCAGTCGCACCAGTTGCGTCCTTGTTCGTATGGGATACGGTGATGTAAACACCAATTAACAAACTCTACAATCATTGCACGACCTCCAATTTAATTCCAAGTTCGTCTAGGACTTGAACACTCTTGCCTTTAAGAGCATTGCTAATCGCAGACCTAGATAACTTTAATGTTTCAGCACACTCTTGTATGCTTCCCACTACCTTGCGGTTGTATGGGGCTATAATTCTTATTTTGATTTTGCGAAGGTGGTATCCCCTTCGATTAAGACATCGCCTTAACGTGTCTTTGGAAACGCCATATTGCTTTGCTACATCGCTGATGTCCGTTAGACCTTTGGCGATTGCTTCTAAATCTTCTTCGAGGTATTTCATTGCTCAATGTCCCCCAAATATTGGTCGTACAAATCGTCAACCATACTATATACATAGGCAAACAATTCGCATATTTCTTCTTGGTCGAACTTCTTTTGATACCAACGTCCTTGACAACATAGAATAGCGTGGATAAGTTCGTGAAGAAATGTAAGCCTTGTTGCTTGTGGTTTCATATCGTTTGCAATCTTAATCACAAACTCATTAGCACAAGTTCTTCCGTCACTTCCTTGAAGTTCGCTTCTATCTACAAAGATTACCCGCCAATCAAAATTATAGATTTTCAAAGTTTTCATTTGCGTTTCCTACCTTTCATTTCCATAACAATCGGTATGCCAAGAGCCATTTTCATTTTGTTTATTACTTCACCCGTATATTGAGGCGTGAAGTTTTTATAATATTCTTTCCAATCAGCACCAAGCATATCTTCGTCGGTTGATTTCATTGGGATACCTTTACGTTTACATTCACTATCGAGGTATTCGATGTACTTCTTTTGGCTTTCAGTCATTGTCGCCACCTCCAATAGCAGAGAGTTCGTCTAGTATCCTATGCCATTCAGCAATTTCTTTTTCATAAGTTTCTTGAACTTTATCCCAGTCGATATTGTATTCACTTAATGTTTTAGACTTTTTAACTATGTCGATATAATCTTGCGTAGTTTGTCCTTCTTTCATAAAGTCCACTATCTTGTGGTTAAGTTCTTGGACGGTTTCAATCTTCACACCAACCCTAGCGTATGCCTCCCACATTACACAGATATAACAAGTGTCGTCTTGTATTACCTTAACACCACGTTCACGTAATGCTTGGAATAATGTTGTAGCGTTCCACCCAACTTCTTCTAACTTGAATGTTCCTTTTTCAAGTTCCTTATGAAATGCTCTATTGAAATATGTTTGTATGTTTTGTTTTGATTTGAATGTGTTGATGTTGCGGTCAAACCAAGCCTTGAACTTATCAACGTCGATTTCTTCCGTGAGTACGCTTAATGTATCTTCACAATTTATGTTAAGACTAGAACTAGATATGTGCTTACGCATAAGTTCTTTACATTCAAACAAACAATCATTTGAATTATTAGTATTCTTTTCATTCATACTTAACTTACCTATACTAACCTTTACTTACCTTACCTATACTTACCTTAACTGTGTATCCATTTTGTATCCAAAGTGTATACATTATAATGTATCGGGGATAAGATTTACGTTCTTCTCTTTGTAAGCCTTGTTTTCGTCGAGGTCGAGAAGGGCTAGTTCCT